CACTTCGTTCGCACCCCGCTGCAAAACAGCATGGACGGCGATTTCGACACCGGCAACGTCCGGTACAAGAGCCGCGAGCGTTATAGCTTCGGCTGGTCGGACCCGCTGGGCATGTTCGGTTCGCCGGGCGCGTCCTGATAGGTTGATGGCGACCTAGAGAGATTGGGGGGTTACAAGTAGCAATGCTTGTGGCCCCTCTTTTTTGATGGTATACAGTCGTTATCGGGAAAAAACCGTTTACCAGACAGACCCGACTGACGACATGCAGACTGGTAAACACAACTCGCATGTGAGGTTTTGAAATGGCTCGTACTACTTTTTCCGGCCCGGTTAAGTCTGACAACGGCTTTGAGGGCAATTTTGTTTCTGGCACGATCAGCAGCGCATCGGCCAACATCACGGTCCTGACAGCCGCTTCTGGCACCGTTACGAACCTTCTTTGCACGACCCTGACGATTGGCAGCACCAAGCTGACCACGGGTTCGGTGTCGGGTACGGTGTCGGTTCAGGCAGGTCGCATCCCGGTTGTCATCGGCAGCACCACGCTTTACATTGGTCTGTACGCCAGTCTCGTCCCGTAAGGATTTCGTAGGGGGGCTAACGCCCCCTTCACTCATTACAGGAGACTCAGATGGGTATGCAAACAGATGTCCTTGCTAGTAAGGTCCGCACTGATGCAGGTCAGTTGTTGGACCAGAATAGCCTCGTTATTGGCCGCGCCCGTGTAAAGGCGATCTACATCGTCCCTGATTCGGGTGCCGGTACCGTTACGTTTATCGACGGCGGCGCAAGCGGCGCTACCAAAATTGTTGTTAACACTAAGGCAAGTTCGACTTCGGCGGATTACATCCTGATGCCCGGTGAAGGCTTGCTTTTTCAAAACAACATTTACATCGTCCCGTCAGCCGTTATTTCGACGATGGTCATTTATGGCTAAGTCACCAGCTTGGCAGCGGAAAGAAGGGAAGTCTCCGTCCGGCGGTTTAAATGCCAAAGGCCGTGCTTCTTATAACCGTGCCAATCCCGGCAAGCCGGGTCTGAAGGCTCCACAGCCTGAAGGCGGGCCTCGCAAGAAGTCGTTCTGCGCGAGAATGTCTGGAATGAAAAAGAAGCTTACTAGCGCCAAAACGGCAAACGACCCTAACAGTCGGATCAATAAATCCTTACGGGCATGGAAGTGTTAAGTCATGGAAATGCTCATCTGGAATATGGTCCTGACTGGGATCGTGGCGATATTGGGTTTTGTTGTGAAAGAGAAGTTCGCTGAACTTCAGCGGTTGGGGATTCTCCTCAACAGAACCCGAGAAGAAGTGGCTCGTGACCATGTCACCCGTGCGGAAGTCCGAGCCGATGCCCAGATGCTCCTCGACCGGCTTGATCGGTTGGAGCAAAAAATAGACCGCTTGGTAAATCACAACACCAAGCCAATTTAAAGGTAAATCCAAATGAAAGAATCCAAGATGATGATGAAGAAAGAAGTGGCCTTCATGAAGAAGAAGGGCGCTCCGAAGTCCATGCTCAAGCATGAAATGCGCGAAATGGCTGACAAAGGCGGTCGCGCCATGAAGAACCGTACGGCTGACAAGATGGGTCGTGCGATGGTCAAGAACAAGAAAATGGCCGGTGGCGGTATGGCTTATTCGGACGGTGGTTCTGTCTATCGCAAGGGCGCTGATGGCGTTGCCAGCAAAGGCAAGACCAAGGGCAAGATGGTTCGCATGATGAAGGGTGGCTACTGTGGCTAAAGCGGCCAAACCCCCGGCTCCAAAAACCGGATCGTCGGATGATTTAATCCCACGTTCCATGCTGCCCGATTCTTCGGTGATCCCGGAGTGGCGGCAGTTTGGTTATGGTGCTGAAGGCCCCGCTGTCCCGAAACCCGCTCCTAAAAAGCCGGGTGGCAAGGCTGCTGGCGGTCACATCAAGAAGATGGCTGGTGGCGGTCAGGTACCGGCTAGAAGGAGTAAAGGTTCAGGGTCTATGCAACGAGCCTCTGAACAACGATTCCGCGATAAAATTTCTACCCCAGTAATTCCCGATCCGGTCAAATATCCGGAATACATCGAGGAAGTTGGCGAGGAGCGTACTAGCGGTCCCCGTATGCGTAAGGGCGGCGTAGCCCGTTCTTCTGCTTCCAAACGTGCTGACGGCATTGCTCAACGCGGCAAGACCCGAGGCAAAATGGTGTAACTATGGATCGTATTCCCAAATATACGGCTGGTATGTTCAAAAAGAAGATGCCTCGGTTTGGGGCTATGAGCATTAGAAAACAACGCTTACCGCTTCCGCCTAAACCGCGAGCAAAAAAATTCCAAGACGGCGGCGAGATTGAAGAGATCATCATTGGTCCCGGCGCTGCTCAGGAAGAGTACGCTGGCGAGATGGCTCAAATCGAAGAGCGTAAGAAGCAGAACGAGCAGAAACGCCGTGATGCAGAGAGTAAGGCTCTCGTTAAGAAATACTACGAGGCCAAGAAGAAACGAGCCGAAATCAACCAAGAAAACCGAGAAAAGTCTATCAAACACTTTACTCGTAACGTGCGTACGGCCCGTAGCGGGGGCAAGATGGACTCTTGCTGCCGTGGTGACGGCATCGCCAAACGCGGTAAAACCCGAGGTAAATTTGTATGAAGCGCAAGGTTCGTCGCTACGCTGAAGGCGGAGTGGGTTACGAAGAAGACCCAAAGCCGGGTGTGCAATCCGATAAAAAATCGTCGAGCAAAAAGTCGGGTAGTGGTAAGACTCCCTCCCGTCGCGTTAGTTCGATGGAGTTCATTAAAAAGTATGAGACTTCAGGTCCTTCTAGCCGGATAAAAGAAGAGGCTGAAACGACCGTAGCTCGTACTAAGTCCGGTCTTCCCGGCGACCGCAGCACCGGGTACAGCGATAAAGGCAAGAGTCCGTATGTTGATATGGACCAAGAAGATGTAGATCGCGCTTTGAAAAGAATGGGTGAAGTTGCAGGTGCCGCTGCCAGTGTAAGCGCTGCTGGGGCAAACCTACCTCTTCGCGCCAAGCAGATGCTTCGTCGTATGCAAACGGCTCGGGCTAATGCTGCTGAACGTGCTACGGATAAAGCCGGTGAAGCGGCTCGGCGTGGTTTGTCCCGTCGTGGCATTCCTCGTTATGACGAGCGGTATCGCGCTAGTTCGGAAGGTTCGGATCGTCGTGCGGCGTATGCAGACGAACTCCCGGAAGGACTTAAATTCAAGCGGGGCGGTTCAGTGAAATCGTCAGCTTCGCGGCGTGCTGACGGTATCGCTAAGAAAGGTAAAACCCGAGGCCGATTTGTATGATGGCTTCGCGTGGCATGGGTGCAATCAGTCCAAAGAAGATTCCCCGCGCCAAACGACGGGGGGATAAAAAGCCTGTGATTGGAACGGGCAAACCCATTCGTACCTTCAAGGAAGGCGGCGAGAGCAAGGTCAACCAAGCCGGTAACTACACCAAGCCCGGTATGCGTAAAAAGTTGTTCGAGTCGATCAAGGCTTCAGCAACACAAGGTACTGCCGCAGGACAGTGGTCGGCGCGTAAGGCGCAGCTTCTAGCCAAGCGATACAAAGAGAAGGGCGGCGGGTATAAGTCATGAAAGCTCCGCAGCAATCGTTAAAGGCTTGGACTGCCCAAAAGTGGAGAACAAAAAGTGGTAAACGATCTTCTGACACAGGTGAAAGGTATTTACCAGAGGCTGCGATTAAAGCTCTCAGCCCTGCTGAGTACGCCCGTACCACCGCAGCCAAGCGAAAAGGCAAAGCCCAAGGCAAGCAGTTCGTCCCGCAGCCCAAGGGTATATCTCAAAAAACGCGGTCCTACCGCCAAAGGGGTAAATAAACGTGGCTAAAGAATTTCCAGATTTGAACAACGACGGCAAGGTGACTCGCGCTGATGTCCTCAAAGGGCGTGGCGTGTTTAAGAAAGGCGGTTGGATCAAGGACGCTATCAAAAAGCCGGGCGCACTGCGTTCGGCTATGGGCGTTAAGGCTGGTGATAAAATCCCGGCTAAGAAACTCGCTGCTGCGGCAAAGAAGCCCGGTAAGATGGGCCAACGCGCTCGTTTGGCGCAAACGCTTAGGAAACTAGGTAAGTAAGATGACGCTCGGAGATTTTCTCAAGGCTCGTCTTGACGCTATGGCAGAGGCCAAGCGGATTGAAGGTGAGTCGTCTGCGAAGGATGTTGCTGGTAAATCTATCGGCAAATATGGCCTTTTCTACATCACGTTTATCGTGGTGATTGGGGTTGTTTCTAGCCTTCAGTTGGACAACGAGAAAATCGCTGCTGTCATGGGCTTGCTGGGCGCGTCTCTGACCGCTTTGATCTCTATGCTGGCAAACATTGCCGGTGCGACGGAGAAGGAAGCCAAGCCTGAGTTTGATGTCATCAAAGACCTCATTGCCAAACTTGATAAGTTGGACCGCAAGGAACAGCCGATGCGGGTGGACGTTGAGGGCGATCATGTCACCGTCACCAAGGGTGACGACATAGTGACAGCGAGGAAGTAATGGTAGACAAGACTACAGCTACGACAGACTTCAACCTCGACCTCAATACGATCATTGAAGAGGCGTTTGAGCGTTGCGGTGCTGAACTGCGTACGGGTTATGACTTCCGTACGTCGAAGCGTAGTCTTGCCCTGCTCCTGATGGACTGGTCAAACCGGGGTATTAATCTTTGGACGTTGGAGGAAGGCACCAAGACGCTGACCTACAACGTCGGTACGTACGACTTGCCGGTGGATACGGTTGATCTGCTTGATCACGTGATTCGCACGGGGTCTGGGCAAAACCAGCAGGACATCAATATCAGTCGTATTTCGTCCAGCACCTACGTGTCTATCCCAAACAAGAACGCGACGGGTCGCCCGATTCAGATTTGGATCAATCGGCGTACGGGTGCAACCGGCGCGGATAACGTCGTGGTCTATCCGCAGTTTACGGTGTGGCCGAAACCCGACAACAGTACGACTTGGATTCTGTACTACACCCGTCTGCGTCGGATGTTTGACCCCGGTACGGGCGTAAACGGACAGGACATCCCGTTCCGGTTCTTGCCCTGCATGGTGGCGGGTCTGGCCTATATGCTGTCGATGAAGATTCCCGGTGCAGAAGCGCGTACGCAGATTCTGAAAGCCCAGTACGACGAGGCTTGGGATTTGGCTGCTGGCGAGGACCGGGAAAAAGCGGCGGTACGGTTTGTCCCACGTGAGAGCTTCTTGGGTGGCTACTAATGCCAAACAGGTTCGCAAGTGGCAAACATTCCATCGCGATGTGCGACCGGTGTGGTTTTCAATACAAACTGCGCCAGTTGAAGTCAATTGTGGTGAAGACCAAGAATGTAAATATCTTGGTCTGTCCGGAGTGCTGGGAGCCTGACCAACCCCAGTTGTCTCTCGGTTTGTACCCTGTGGACGATCCGCAGGCATTACGGAACCCGAGACCGGACACGAGTTATTTTGCGGTCGGTAATGACGGTGCTAATGGCAGTCGTCAGATACAATGGGGCTGGGCACCCGTGGGCGGGGCCAGAGCGGATGATGCCGGACTGACGCCTAATGATTTAGCGCCGTTCGGTGAAGTAGGAACGGTGACGGTCGTTACGACCTAGGAGATTGTGATGAAGAATGGTGATGCAATGAAAGCTTTGAGAAAGCACGCTTCACTTCCGGCGAGTAAAGCTCACGGTATGCGTGCTGGTGGCAAGACCAACAGCGAAATGAAGAAGTACGGTCGGAATATGGCGAAGGTTATGAACCAGCGCAGCCCGGTGCGTAAGTCTTCTGGCCCGAGGTAAGTGCCATGAAAGAATTAAATCCCGGCAAGATCAAGCCGAACACTGACTCGACTGGTGAGAATGGCTATCCTGAAAAGGATGTCAACAAGGGCGTTACCCACATGGAAATGAAGGGTGCTGGCGCTGCCACTAAGGGTAAGAAGTTCGTCTCGCAGATTAATTTGCAGAACAACGGCAAAGTACGAGCAGGCTGGAGTTAATGAACTACACGCAGCTTTCACAAGCCATTCAGGACTATTGCCAGTCCACGGAGACATCCTTCGTGGCGAATATCCCGAATTTTGTGCAGCTTGCTGAAGAGCGGATTTACAACTCCGTTCAGATCCCGGCTATCCGTAAGAATGTCACGGGTACGATGACAAGTACTTTTCCGTACTTCCAACTGCCTTCTGACTGGCTTTCGACCTTTTCGTTAGCTGTTATTGACCCGACTACGGGTGAGTACGAATACCTGCTGAATAAGGATGTGAACTACATCCGAGCGGCGTATCCTCCCCCAAACAGTACGGGTAAGCCTAGGTACTATGCGATTTGGGACGACGCCACCATGATTCTTGGGCCGACTCCCGACCAAGCGTACACGGCTGAACTGCACTATTATTACTACCCGCCGTCAATCGTAAATAACTCGACTTCTTGGTTGGGTGACAACTTTGAAACGGTATTGCTCTACGGGTCATTGCGCGAAGCGTACACCTACTTGAAGGGTGAGCAGGACATGATGACCTACTACGAGCAGAAATATCAGGAGTCGTTGGGACTCCTCAAACGTCTTGGCGATGGCTTGGATCGTCAGGATGCGTATCGTTCTGGACAAGTTAGGATTCCGGTGACTTGATGTTTAGTGGAAACGTAGAAGTTGGGCAGGTATTTGTGCAGACGACTGACCGTCGTGAGCATACTGTCGAAGAAATTGCAGAACGTGCGGTAAACCGCATACTCAGTGCCGATTCAAAGGAAGCACTGCATTATTGGCTGGTGAAGTATCTACGCGAAGCCCAAGAAGCGGAGCGCAAGATGATATGTAAGAAACTAGATCAACAAGGCTATGCGGAAATCGCACAATTAATTGGAGACCTCTAATGGCTATTACTCAGGCAATGGCAACGTCGTTCAAGGTTGAGATCCTTGACGGCATTCACAATTTTGGTACCGGCGTAATCCGTGCATCGGCTGCTGCGGATGTGTTTAAGCTGGCGCTGTTCACTTCGTCGGCTACGTTGGGCGCTGCTACAACGGCGTATAGCACGACAGATGAGGTTTCCTCGTCTGGCACGAACTACCCGGCGGGCGGTTTGACGTTGACGATCTCGCAGGTTCCCACTTCGTCTGGCACGACGGCTTTCATCGACTTCGATGATTTGACCTTCCCGAGCGCGACGATTACGGCGAACGGCGCGTTGATCTATAACGCTACGCAGAGCAACAAGGCTGTTGCGGTTCTGGCCTTTGGTGGTGATAAGACCTCCACGGCTGGTAACTTCACCATCCAGTTCCCTGCTGCCGCTGCTTCGACTGCTATCCTTCGCATCGCCTAAGTAGGCTACGTCTGTGACGGACGTAGTAGTAACCCTTGAAGGCTGGAACTCCATTACAGGATGGGGCGAAGGCGGATGGGGTACAGCATCTGTAAGCTTCACCGGTACCGGTGAGGT